ATGTCAATTTTGCTGATATTATTGTTCCGTTTGCTGACAGTGCTGGAAATGTGACCCTACGTCAGCCAGTGTACGACTGGCCTAAAGAAGAATGGACTATGTGGAAGCTGGAGAGTTACCACGAGTTCGGACATTTGATGCCTGATTGTATGAGCGATTACGATGTACTGAAGGAATACAATCCCGATCCCAAGAGCTTAAAGTTCAAACTTATGAACATTATTTCGGATTACTGTCAAGAGAAACACAAATTTAACGAGTACATAGGTAGACGCAAGTGTCTTAGTGAAGGTTGGCAGTTGGTGGTACGTGATAAATTGATACCGGCACTGGAGATACCAAGAGAGCCCTACGAAGATCAAGAAAATGAGCGCAAACGATGCGCTTATGAGGCTATGCACGCATGGAACGTCACTATGCGTGAGGATTGGATGACTACGTTATCCGGTTTGGGTAAGAGAATGTACGATTTACTTAACCCGCTATCCAAGGAATACTATGACAAGATCATAGCAGGAGACTACTCCACAGTGTTGGATGAGGACTGCGATGTAGATACGCACGGTAAGGAAGCAGCGTGGTCCAAGTGGGATCTTGTCGAACGTCTGATGGATGAGGTCTTCGAGATAGAAGAAGAAGACAAGCCTAAGGAAAGTGCAAGTGCCGAAGGATCAAAAGAAGAAGGTGACACGGGAGAAGAACAACAAGGTGAGGAGCTAGAGACTTCCGAGACGGAGAGCGAGATCAATTACTCTGACCTGATGGTACATGACCATGATGCAACCATACCAGAAGAAGACAGATATGCAGGAGTCAAGATTAATTACGAACCTGACAAGGAATACGACAAGTACACACCATATTCTCCTGATCAACAGGTAACACTAGACTTGTATAATAAGAAAAGTTCAGGCAGTTACGGCAGTCTTTTAGGACGACAGAATAGATTGAACAGAATACTGGGTGACGTAGCGTTATATCAACGCATGTACAAAATGTACCCATTTGATAATATCAATGCGACTAGGTTATCTAAAAGACTAGCTAGACTCTTAAGGGTATTCTCTCGTACACAGTACGTGTACGGACAAAAGAAGGGCAAGTTACACAACAAGAATTTATATCGTGTTGCATTGAATATTCACGGACATTCTGAACGTGTGTTCAAGAAGAAGGTTATGTCTGATGTATTGGATACTGCTGTTACTGTGTTACTGGATTGTTCTGGTTCTATGGCGGGTGAAAAGATGCGACAAGGTGGGAAAGCACTGATGCTACTCAGCGAATTGCTTTACTCTGCAAGAATAGACAACGAGTTACTAGGATTTACTGACATAGGAGATCTGGTTAATTTTATATTCAAACCTTTCGGTGCTCCGTATGACAAGACAAAGATCAGCGAAGGGCTAACTAGAGCGACTGATATGATGAGTCAGAATGCGGATGGTGATAGTATACTTTGGGCTGTGTCCCGTTTGATTCGACGACCGGAACGCAGAAAATTATTAATAGTTCTATCGGACGGCTCGCCAGCAGGTGGCCAAGGAGGTGACATAGATAAATTTACTAGGGATGTGGTCAAGGATGTAGAGAGTAGCGGTACTATAGAGATATGCGGTATAGGCATACTGGACAGGAACGTGAAAAGAATATATAATGACCACTATGTTATCAAGGATGTTAATGAGTTGGAAGATGCGCTTCTTAACGTCATCAAAAGGAAAGTTTTATAACAATGTTATAAGGATAAGTTATGGGTACACTTATAAATGAAATGACTCCCACGCAGCGTGCTATTATGGAAAATCTAGATGGTTTTAGAGATAACTTACAGCCCACTGATGAGAGAACTAAGCAAGTAGACATGCTGGTTGGACATGATCAGGTTGAGATAACTGGCCCGTCTTACACCAGTCTTATAGGCAAGAAACCACCCAAAAAGTCACCAGACATGCCAGTTACGGTATTCAATCGTGAGGTTTGGTCCCAGAAAGCACAACAACATATACCTATCTGTGATCCAGACTATATGCCAGACAAACAGGCAACATATGACTTGCTTATGGGCTGGGAAATGAACGAACCAGTTATGATCTATGGTCCCACTGGTTCAGGTAAGACCAGTCTTGTAGAGTATGTATGTGGTCTTACTAACAGACCGTTTATGAGGATCAATGGTCGTGGTGATATGGAAAGCGGTCCTATGTTTGGACAACCTACAGTGACTATAGATCCAGACACACAAAGGAGCGTAGTTACGTGGGTAGACGGACAACTTACTGAAGCAGCACGGTCTGGTTATGTGTTACTGGTGGACGAGCCGTGGGTTATACCTGCGGAGATAATGATGGCTTTGAATGCTTGTCTTGAAGGAGGGTCTTTTTCTCTGTCTGATAAATCTGGAAGTTATGAAGATAAACTAGTGCATCCACATGAGGACTTTAGGATGGTGTACTGTGATAACACTGGGGGTATGGGTGACATGACGGGAGCGCATGCGGGTGTTAATGTACAGAACACCAGTACACTAGACAGGTTCCAGACTGTGATACACTTGGATTACATGACCAAGAGACATGAAGTTAAGATGTTACAAGCCAAGGTACCTGACCTACCCGATGCATTGGCTAATGGTATGGTACAGTTTGCACAACTTGTACGTAATAACTATGTACAAGGAGACTTGCCATTAACCATGTCACCTAGAACTTTAATCTCGTGGGCACGGAAGACTCTGTTACTCAAGAGTCCACAAAAAGCACTACAGATGTGCTTTACTCGTAAGTTCAGGGATGATGGCGAGTTACAGTCGTTAAAGTCCCACTTTATGACTGTGTTTGGTGAGGATTTGTGATGCGATGTAAGGCATGTGACAATATACTTCGGCCACAAGAACTACGATGGCACGAACAACAACAAGAGCTAGAAGATATGTGTTTACAATGCCGTACAGTTGTAGCTGTCTCCATGCAAGAACTAGACATGGTATTCTCTGATGAGTTGTTGTCTGCCGAAGAGTTGATAGATAATGAAACGCCAAATATTACCGTACAAAGATTTCTTACCCTTTGCTCCAAGCAATGCCGGTGAGACTGTAAAGATACACCATTGTAAAAAAGGGAAACATAATGATAGGTTATACATCACTAGAAGCAGTGATGGCAGTATTGTTTGTTACTGTCATCATTGTGGTGGTACCGGATATTATCAAGATGGTAAGAAAGTTTATACGAGACGTACTGTGCACGTACAAAAGAAAGGTACGTTCACGGAAATACCGAAAGGTGGAACGACCAGACTAGCTGATTGGTCTGTACTGGCTAAGGTGTGGATTAACAAGGCACACATAGGACAAAAACTAATTAGACAGTACGGACTACAGTACTTTAGTAATGACGACAGTGTAATGATACCTATTATGAATGAAGGTAAGCTGTGCCGATTAATAAAACGATCCTTTGACCCAGACCTACCCAAGTACCTGACACTTATGCACGATAACTTTCATAATGCTAACGCATATGTATTCCATTCCCGTGCTGGAGATAACACTAGACTTATATTAGTTGAGGATGTACTGTCTGCTATCAGGGTAGCGGAGTACGTTGATGCGTTAGTGTTGTGCGGTACCAATATGAACAGCAACCTACTGGTGAATGCGTTGAACAAGAGCTATGACCACATAAAGATATTCTTGGACAACGATAACCCAATGGTTAAGAAGTCACAGCGTAAGATTCAACGAAGATTAGACAGTATAGATTTTCACACAGATACAACAGTAATAGAGAATGACGTAGATCCAAAGGAGATGAGTAGTGACAGGTTATGTGAGGTGATTTATGGATAAGAGTTATGAAGATGCAGTGCATGGTGATATGTTTATCAATTCACTCGGTAATATATTTATTGTCGGTGAAGATGTATCCAAAGGGTTCTACATCTGGTCTGGTGGTGGTTCCGAATTTCCGTCACGTCTAGTGACTGAAGTTCGTGACGATGATTACATAACATCATCTGTGTTATGTAACGAATCACAAGAGTTCAGGTATGTAGGTAATCTTGCCAAGATGTTAGGTGCAGTTGACAACATAATGAAGGACAGATTCGAGGAAGACTGATGAGAAAGATCACACGAGAAACAGCAGAGGCTTTTCTTGAAGGCCGTATAAAGAGCATGGGTAACACGAGTACTGATGGAATGTCTTACTTTCTACACGGTAACAGGATTGCATATAAGCCATCGAATCTCCTCAGTGGAGGAGGTATGCGTTTTAGTATGCGTGGATGGGCTACAGTTACAACTAGAGAGAGATTGAATGGTATACTAGAGTGCATGGGTGAACCGTACCGAATTATCCAAAGGCACTATGATCAATACCTAATCAAACTGGGTGGTATCTCCCCTAGTTGCAAGCCAACTATACTAAATACCTGTTCTTGGTTTACGTTACCGGATCCAGAAGCGGAACTGATAGAGATACCTAAACAACCAGAGATGTTTGCATAATGAAACAACTGATCAAGGTCTTTAATGATGCTCAACGCATCAAGAAGCGTAAGGAGTTACTACAGAATGTAGTGCTTACGCCGGAGCTTGAGCTTGTACTTGGTGCGATGGAGGAATACATAGCCACCTTACCAGAAGGTGATAACATTACAGATTGGGATCTATTTTCTACACATTTCTTTACGGTGAAATATCCGGGCCTCACTACTAATGAAGCAGAAGTTTATAAGAACATCTTTGAATACCTAGAAGAGAATCCAGAACTAGGTGATGAAGAGAAAAACATTTTCCATGCGATACTATCAAAACAATATGGAGAGATGATAGCTGATGCATCATACTCCATTGCTTACGGTAACTCTGATGAAGAATTGAAAGATACCGTCACGGATATGCTGGACCAGTACGAGCAACAACTTGAAAGTGTATCTATTATTCTCAATGATGAGGAAGAACAAGAGAGTTCTGATATCTTTGATTCACTTGACGATATCATATCCAAGTCTGGGTATAGCTGGAAGTTAAGTGAATTGAACCAGAGTCTAGGACCACTGAGTGATGGTGATTTCCTAGTACTAGGTGGTAGACCAGACAGTGGCAAGACTACGTTACTTGCATCAGAAGTGGTACACGTAGGCAGTCAGATAGATGGCGGGTCTATACTGTGGCTAACCAATGAGGAAAGATCGTCACGCATTAAGCTACGTATTATTCAAAGTGCTTTGGGTAAATGTCAAGATGATATAGTTATGGACTTAATGACTGCCAAGATAGACTTCAAGAAGGTGGTACAAGCTGACATACAAGTACACAATATTTATGGTTGGGACACGAGAAAGGTGGGTAACTTGATTAAGCAGAAGAAACCTAAGCTACTTGTGTTTGACCAGCTAGCTAAGTTAGTATGTAACGAGCCGTATGCAAATGACGCAGAACGACTAGCTAAACTAGCAGCAAAAGCGAGGAGTTGGAGCGCAGATTTCCCTGTAATCACGACATGCTGGGCAGATGGTACAGCAGAAGGAGAAAAGTATATAGAAATGAACCAGTTATATGGGTCCAAGACAGGGGTACAAGGTGAAGCAGATGCGATAGTGACTATCGGTAGAATGCACAATGACCCTATACCAGATGCGAGATACATCTACGTACCCAAGAACAAATTAGTAGGTGGTGAACCCACCAAGAGAAATGCTAGGTGGGAAGTACGTATCCACCCAGAGATAGCGAGGTATTCCAGTGTCTACACAGCAGCATGAAAAATGTATAACTGTCATAGATGTAGAAACCACTATCAATAGTGAAGACAGTTTCAAAGCTAACCCACATGACCGCAATAATCATATAGTAGCTATAGGTGTACTCAAAGTATGGAAAGGGATGGGACTTAAAAGCTATGACTTTATGCACGTTAGCGAATTTAAGTGCGCAGGTTATAGGTCATGGCAACCGTATATAACAGAGTATTTGTATGACATTCTTCCGGGCACCACTATGCTTATTGGTCAGAACATAGCATTTGATCTGTTGTATCTGAGGAAGTATATGTCAGATAAGGCGTACACATCACTTGTCAAGGGTATGACTATATGGGACACACAGGTAGCTGAATACATACTATCAGGTCACAACAATAAGTTTGAATCTCTTGATGCTATGTCAGAGAGGTACGGTGGTACGTTAAAAGATTCTACGATTAAGGATTACTGGGACAAAAATGTGCCAACAGAGGACATACCTAAAGATGAACTACTAGATTATCTGGAGCATGATGTACGCAACACATACAAGGTGTTCCGTGGACAGATAACCAAGTTGGATAACTTTAACGTGTCTGGAACAACCATGAACCCGCAGAACTCTGTACCTAGATTACAGAAGGTGCTGTCTATAGCTATGGAACACAGACTAGCTACCATTGAGATGCAATGGAATGGCATGTTCTTTGATAGGAAGGCTGCTGGTGAACACTTAGCTGCTCTTGAGATAAATGTAGGTACCTACCACAACGAGACGACAAGCTATATGAGAGGTATCTATGCACACGGACTGTCACATTTCAAACCCGAAGAAGATATCAATCCAATGTCTAACACACAGGTAAAAACATTCTTGCACGGAGGAACCTATAGCTGGAAAGAAGATAGACCAGTGTACTGTGACGGCGTACCTGTAATGTATAAATCTGGTTCTAAGAAGGGACAATGGAAGACCAAGAAGGAGACAATACATGAGGAATGGGATGGGTTGTTACAATGCGAAGAAGAATACTTGACGCATTCAGTTGACGATGCCCACTTGAAGGCTTTGCTCCGTGGTTTGAATGATGGTACGGTACGTGCCCCTTCTCCAGAAAGTGCGAAAGGCTTTATAGGTCACATTCTTAAATTAAGAAAGTACAATAAAGATATAAGTACATACTTTAAGGCTTACTCAAATGTCTGTTGGCCTCACGATTCATGTATACATCCAACTTACAATCATGCAGCAACCAATACTGGTAGACTTAGTTGTACTAAACCTAACCTTATGAATATAACTAGAGAAGGTACATAACATGAGTAACATTAAGAGTTGTTTTACATCTAGATACGGAGAGGAGGGTCGTCTGGTACAAGTAGACTTTTCACAACTGGAAGTTGTGTGTCTTGCTATACTGGCAGATGATGAGGTTCTTCAGGATGAGCTAGAGAACGGAGAAGATATACATCACAACAATGCATGTCTCATGTTTAACACGGTCAACCCTACCAAGGAGGAAAGAAGGAGAGCCAAGGAGTTTACGTTCCAGCTACAGTACGGTGCAGGTGCAGGTTCAATATCCAAGAGAATGGGTATACCTTCTGCCGAAGCCAAGATGTTTATTGACAAGTACTATGAGAAGTACAAAGGAATAAAGGAATACCATGACGACTTGATAGAAGATGCAAAAGATAATAACTTTAGTGTTGACAAAAAGAGTGTCAAGGGTTATCCTTTAAGAGCTACTTTTATGTATTGTAAACCTACATCCAGACTGTTCTACCATGAACAGAAGGATAAACCTGAATGGCTTACATGGACAAAAGAAGAGACAACTTTTTCCCCTACCGAACTCAAGAACTATGCAGTCCAAGGATTCGCTGGTGGAGATATAGTTCCACTGGCTAATGCCATGCTGTACAGAACTTTATTAGCTCACCCTGAGATATCGTCAAAGGCTAAACTAGTGAACACAGTACACGACAACAGCATCAGTGATGTGCACGTAGACGTGATGGATGATTTTCTTAAACTACTTGTGCGAGTCTATGACAGTGTTACAGACAGAGCGAAGGAACTATTTTTAATCAACTGGAAAGGAGTGAAATTCAAATATGACATAGAGGTAGGTAAAAATTTACAAGACATGAAACCTATAAATCCTACATACTTTTTGGAGAATAAATATGGATAGTGTATCAGGCGAAGTAATTTCTAAACGAAGAGACGGCAAAGGTGTTAAGTTACCTGACGGTCAATGGTACAGTACGTTTGAACCTAGTGTTTTATCTGCATACGATAGGGGTGCCAGTGTTGACATTACCTACGAGCAGAAAGGTCCATTCAGGAATATCAAAACCATTCAGGCTTCTAATGGTGCGGCTCCTGCTGCTAATGGGAAGGACACCCATGTTATGGGTCCGACTAAGCACATAGCCAAGACTTTTCCTATGCATCCGTTATCGCCAGACCGTACCATAATCCGTAGTGTTGCACTGAAAGCAGCAACAGATTTACAGGTGCAGTTTGGTAGTACAATCGAGATTGGTACTGTTATCAATAATGCCAGAGAGTTAGAGGCTTACGTAGCAGGTGACATAGATAAGGAGAATGCACAGAAGGCTCTTGGTATGGTAGAAGAGGTACCTTTAACACCAATGTAACAGGTGACACAATGAGCACAGCAGATGTTTTAGTAGATGCAGATCTACTTGTATATAAAGCAGGACACGCAGCCCAGCAAGTACTGTGGGCTGTGTGGTCCACTGAAGAAGAATGGCGGCATGAGGAACCATTCAAACACGGGTATTGGAAACGTAAAGGAGACGCAAAGAACTGGGTAGCTACCCACAACAAAGAAGGGTATATAGGATATAAGGTCTTACCTCATAAGGTATCTATAGCAGAAGACGCTATAGCATTTATGAAACAGAAGATTGTTAATCTTGTTATAGCTAATACAGCACATAACGATGCAGAATTAAATTATTATTTTTCTTGTAAGTTAGATAATAACTTTAGAAATAAATTTCCTTCTGTTATACCCTACAAAGGTAATCGTGCCGACTTACCTAAGCCTTATTGGAAGGACGTTATTATAAAAGATTTCTTTAATGATGGACCGAAGATAGGTCTAGAACGAGATAACGATTTGGAAGCCGACGACTTGATAGGCATAGCTGCTACTGAGGGGAAAACTTTTATTCGTCCTATCATAGCTTCAGTAGATAAGGACTTGAACACAATCCCCGGAGTCCATGTCAATTGGGACAAGGAGTCTGTGTACTGGGTAGATGAAGAGTTGGCAAGGATGAATTTTTATAAGCAAGTACTTACTGGAGATGCAGCAGATAACATTGTAGGTATAAAAGGTATCGGAGATAGGAGGGCTAGTAAGATATTAGATTCTCTTGCGAATCCTACTGAAGAACATCTACATCAAGAGTGTACGTTCAAGTATATGGATTATGTAAA